ACAGGACATTAACAAGTTTATGGATTTTCTTGATAACACCATTAAGCAGTTATCACCTGAGAATCTAACATTTCTGCTGAATAGAACAACAGCTGCACGTACAAAGCTGATTGGTAAATCACCTTACATTAGACTTAAAAATTTATCCGAGGACTTACAGACATACATTGTAAGTCTACCTGGTTTTCTTGTAGTTGAAGCTGTAAAAATAGACGGTCAGTATGTGTCTTTAAATGGTGATGTAATTACTGATTATCTTTTTGCAAGACCTGCTTTACCAGCACCAAGTGAAACATTTAATAGAGGTGAAACAATCTTCTATGATGTAAACATGCGCTCAGGCTTGAGAATAAGAGACATGATCTTAGATGGTCAAAAGCCGGCATCTGAGATTTTAGCTGCAAAATCTAAAGAAGCAATTAATTCAGCTTTCAGAGTTTTTGCAATTAAAGTTGGTGATATTGCAGATGATCGTATATCTCGTATTTATTCAGAAGCATCATCTAATCCTTCTTTAGCAGGGCTTGCTAATAGAACTCATGAGACATTTGAGAATGAGGCACAGATACAAAAACTAGAAAAATCTGTAGGTTTTACTGAAGTACTTACTGTAGCAAGACCTAAACAAGATCAGGGTTTTATTCTTGTAGGTGTTGTAGAAGGTACAGGTGAAACATTTGAAATCTTTACTTTAAATAATTACAGCTTTGTTGATAATAACAACAATACAACAATAGTTGATTTTAGTAATCCAGAGCACCTTAAAAGAATCCAGAATACTGCAGTAACAAACAGAAATGGTCAGTACTCAAAACTTACAGATGCTGATCTTAATGAGCTTAAAAAGGCTTACGAAATTTATAAGCAGTTTGAGAATCAAGTTTTACCAGAAGTAGAACTTGGAGGACCTGTTACAGATGTAACAAATCTTTTCAAAAATAGTTACAATCTATTTTCTTATGGCGCCGGTTCCGGTACTACTAGTCAGTCATTAGATGACTACGTAATCAATAATCCTGAAACTGCACCTACAGTAGATGTTGTAACATTAGATGAAAGAACCGGTTTAGAAACAAATCGTAAAACTACTCAAGTACCACTTGTTCTATTTACTAATACGAATCGTTCTAGTATACAAGTAAACCCTGAAGACTTTAATATTGATGCGACTAACTGGTCATTTGAATCTCAATTAGGAGCTAATCAAATTATTGATTTTAATGGTAAATCATATAGTTCTATTTCAGAATTTGCAGTAGACTATCTTGGTAAAAATAATCTAGGTAGATGGATTAATACTATGAATTCCAGATCTATTCCGTATAATAAGAAATATCTTTTGACTAAAACGGAATCTGGTTTAGTTACTTCAAATCCTGTTACATCAACAATGTTCAATAACGCTAAGTTTATTGGATTATATGCTAGAATAGCAAATCAGTTTGATGTTATTGCAAGCGCATTAAGTACAGCAGAGGGATTAAGTGATGAGCAACTCAATGACTTAAATTTTGATTTTAATAAAAATCAAATACAAATCGATCCTCGTGGTGGTGTTGCTGTCAATATCAATATTAGAAAGAACAATGAGGGTGCACCAATTTTGGTATTTACGTTAAAACCGATGCAAAGAGTATATGGGGGTCTGATTAAACCCATAAGCATTGAGTTTCCAATAGACACAATTAAAGATGATATTAAAAGATTTAAATCGAATAGTATACTTGAAAAGTTAAAAGCTAAGTACACATCCTTAAATATTCATGATTTAAATACACCAGAAGGTGTTATTGATTTATATGCCGATCTAACTAAACTTCAGGAAAGACATCCTGAAGATGCAGAATTAAAAAATTATAATTCACGTGTTACACAAAGTGTGCAGCGTATTACTAGAAGTATTGTTGACTCAATGGTAAGTACGTTCGAAGAAGTTGTAAACACGGGTTCTGACGAAGTTAAATCAGCATATGAGAAAAGCGGTTTAAAAAAGAATCCTTTTTTAATAATTGCACAAACAACACCAGGGTTGCCTGGTGAAGGACCTATTTATTCATTACGTGTCAACGATGTTAAAGTTGGAAAATTCAATACAAAATTCTATCAAGTTCTTACAGCTAAGCCTAGTAAAGTTGCGTTTGAAGCTGCGTATCAAAACTCTGCGTCAGCTAAAAATGAAATTGCAACAGAATCAGGGGTTAGATCAGAAAACGCTCAAATTAATAATCCGGTACAGAATACTGGGTTAGACATCCCTGTAGAAGATAGTATCCTGTCTGTCGAAGAAGACTTTCAGGATAATTATGCTGAACCTTTTAATGAAGAAAGACTTCAGTCTGAAAAAGCATGGCTTCAAGAAAATCTTAAATCTGCAAGAATAGAGGAGAAAGACTTGTCTGAGCTTCTTGAAATGGTTGAAACTAATGGAACCATTTTAGGTATGTATAAGGATAGTGTTATCTATCTTAATAAATCTATTAAATCTGGTGGTACAGTGTATCACGAAGCTTTTCACCATGTATTCAGAAAGCTTATGACTACTGAAGAACGTGCAAAGCTTTTAAAACAGGTTAAGTCAGATACCAAGAACAACAAATATTTTACAGCTGAATATCGTAAAGCATTTGTCCAGCGAAGAAAATTGACAGGTAGTAAGGAACGAATTGACAACCTTATTGCGGAAGAAATATTAGCGGATGGTTTTAAGTCGTATATGACAAAACCTAAAGCTTCTAAACCTGTGGGTTTGCTTGCTAAATTATTTAGCTTACTTAAAGATATCATTGCGTTCTTTACTAAGAATGCTAGCACTATCGATAATATTTATGGTAGAATTGCAACAGGGTATTATAAAAATGCATCTGTTATCAGTAATTATGAAACAGGTTCTGTAGCTTTTGAACTAGCTCCTACTAGACATAGAATTGTTCAGAAGGAAGACGGTAGTGTAAAAAGAGTATCTAGTTTTCTCCCAGTAGAAGATCAAAAGCAATTAGCGTATAGACTTGCTTATGAGATAATGAATTTTGACCCTCGTGAGTTTTCTGAAATTAATCCTGATATTAAACTAACTCTTCGTGACAAGTTTGATTTGCAGAGAAAACTTCTTGCAATGTCTGACTTTAACATTGAAAGTTGGATTGCTACAAATCCTGGTAAGAATAGTGTTATTCAGGAAAACTGGAAATCAAGACTTGAAGACATGCGTGCTATTTTAGCACATGGTGTATTACAATTCAATGTCGATGGTCAAATGCTTGCATTTGTTCCAAAAGCTGAGAACATGACAGGTAATCCATCTTATGATAACTTTGATGATTCAGGTGTATCTCAAGTTTATGACAAATCGGTTAACGTACTTTTTGATCAGGTAAAAAATATATTAAAGCATATTAACTACGGCTCTACTCCCGCTCACAGGGAGCAAGAAGATATTATAGAAGAAGATACGTTTAATCAAGATGACTTTGATATTTCAGAAGATGAGCTTGGTACTTCTGCTGATTTAGACTCTTCATTCTTTAATATTAATCCTTTAGAAGGTCTTCCTCGTGAAATGCGAAGATTCCTATCATTAGTTAAATATGAAACAGAAGATGAAAATGGCGTGAAATATACACGCATGGTGGACGGTTCTAATATCTTTAACTTGTTGATGAAGATTACAGCGAATGCTATGCCGGAAGAAATTATTCCTAGAATTGCATTAGCTAGTGAGCAATATCGCTATGATGAAAATATTGAAGAAGCTCGTTCATTAGAAGCTGTATTTAATGTTCTTGAAAAGAATATAAGATTTAATGAAAGCTTTGAACCTATTGGTGGTGATTTGCTTTTATACTCTCAAGTAATTGACACATTTCATAATGCTGAGATGGACTCATTACTTACTAAGCTTAATACTAAGGAAGAGTATGACGATCAAAATCAGCTTATTTCATCACAGACTAGTACATCACAGGTGGAAAAACTTACACGTGCGGATGTTCAATCTAAGATGGATGCTTTAGAGTCCAAGCTTAAATCTACTAATACAAAATCTGCTTCTACAGAAGAATACAAACAAGCTGCTGAAACACTTTCTAATCTTGCACTTTCTATTTATCAGAATACAGGTAGAATAACAGATCTTATTGTTTCTAATCAAGAGGTTAAGATTGAGTCTTTAGTAGACTCGTTGTACAAAAACATGCAGGTTTTGGGTGTTAATATCCCTAAATCACTTCTTAGATTTTCTTTACTTTCAATTGACGTAAAAGAGAATGGAGTTCTTCCTAGACAAGAAGAAAATGTATTTAGACACTATTATGCATTTGAAAGTTTTGCTCATAGTGATGAATATTTGTCCAAGAACTTCTTTAAGAATCTCAGTGACATGGCTAAAAACATGTCTAAAGGAGTTCGCTTTAATACTATTCAGGGACAAAAACTTGATATACTTAGCAGCTCTAGAACATCTGGTAATGACAGCTTCTATGCATCATTGCGAAGAGCAATGAAATATGTGCTGAAAATGGACCCTAAAGAGTTACCGTCTGTAGTTACCAATGCTGAGGGAAAACCTGTTTATAGATACGTAAAGTATACACCAGCAGTGTTACTCCTTCAAGAAATTAAAAACAAAGGTCTTGAAGAAGCACTTGCTTCAAGCATTTATTACAGTGAATATCTTAAACCTTGGTTTGAAGATAATTTATTTATTGCAGCTGCTCTAAAGGATAGTGCTGAAGGAGATAAGAAAACTGTGGATAGAAGACTTGCTTTAAAGACATTTTTTGAAAATCTATCAGTGAGTGTCAATGCAGGACTTGAGCAAACAGTAAATGGTCAAAGAGTTAGATCCGCTAATTATAAAGGGTTAAACGACAAGTCCCAGTACTTGCAGGAGTTAATGAATTTTTCTCAACGATCAGTATTAAAGTCTGAGCATCAGATGATTACGGAGAACGATGAGAAAGTATCCTTGACAGGAGAAGTAACAATATTTAACAGGAATCTTACACAGCTTGAAGCTTCTCAAACTAATTTCTTGATTAACGCAATGTATATAAACTTTGCGCCTAAAATTGTAGCTGGAAAAATTACATTTGAAAATACACCTGTTCAGTATTTAAGAACAGCTGTTCAGCAAGAGTTTAATCGTATACAACGAGAATGGTCTTCAAGGTCGTTGCGTGAAAGTTTATATGAGCAAGGTACAAATACCTACCTAAATAATTTTAATGCTAAGAAAACCCCAGCTGGTGAAATTATTACTGACGATACAGCATTAGCACAGTCTAAAAAACTAAGAGCTTATCAATTCAATAATTTAGATGATTTCTTTTTAACAGGTAAATCTGCTACGGAATTTGAAGAAGGTAGTAATCAATTTGAAAGGGCTTCTTTGAGAGATGAACTTATTGAAATTGCTAAAAGATCTGGAGAGGATAAAATAGATTTCAAAAATCTAGATACAGAGACAAAATCAAAATTAGATAAGCAGTTGTCTTTATACGCTGAAGAGTCCTTTAAAAAGTATGTAGACAATCTAGTTGGCAATGATATTGTCAAAAGAGATGATAAGGGTGTTATTAATTTAAAGGGTGGAGCAAGACCAAGAGAAATTAGAAACGGTGTAGTAAATACACTCGATAGTACTAAGACTAAAGCGAGTAGTCGTGGTACAGCTTTCCAATCTGTATACTTTAGCAATAAAGACTTAGGTATTAATGGTGATGAGCAATATCTAAGAGACTATTATTTTAACTATTTGATTAACAGTTTGTTTGTTAACCAAATTATTGATGGGGATCGAGCAATGGGTATTAAAAACACCATTGATTATTTTAAACGTAATAAATCATTGCTTGCTGCTGGTAGTACAGGAAAAAGAGGTTGGTATAATGTAGCTCACGTTGATGACATTACCTTATTGCTTAACAGAAACAATATACTTGCAGGACAATACGACAGCATAGATGATATTGAAGATGATAATATACGTGCAGAATTTGATGCTTTGGTTGGTGAAGATGGTTTGATTAGAGAAGAAAACGGTAAAGAAAAAGTATTTGACGGTCAGTCACTAACGTTATTAATGCACCGTATAGACTTTTATCAAGAGACTGGAAGATTACCTGAAAAAGCTAGAAATCTTTTAATTGAAGCAAACTATCGTAGACTTACAAATAAAGAAATTTCATACTTAGAAGATAATCGTATAGTCTTAAACTCATTCAAGACAGTACACGCAGGACGTGAAAACTATTTCAAACAGTCTGAGCATATCATTAATCGTAATGATGTAAGTGTATTGAACGTAACCAATGAGCAAGAAAAAGCTACTTTGGAAAATGCCTATCGTACAATCTATGATTTACGTCAGAGAGCAAGACTTATTGAGCCGGGTAATACTGAGCATGAGTTGATACAAAACCGTATTAAAGAACTTTATTCAACAATACATGGTTTCTGGTTACCTCGTCCTCACAGACAAAAGCTACATGATCTTTTAAATGCTATGGAGTACCATCAAATAGATATGTTGATGGATACAACGGCTTCTAAAAAGGTTACAAGTTTACCTATAAGCATGGAAGAAAGAGATGGTAATTATATCTCTTTGAATAAAAGTAGTTATCGTGTAGATGCAAGATTTAAATTTAACCAGGTTGAAACCAGTGGTGTATCTGATGAATCTAAAGCATCTGTACAAGCTAAAATCTTGTTGCCCGCAGATATTCAAAATACTATTGACAGAATGCTTGCGGAGTCAACTCCTGAAAATAGAGAGCGTGTAACATCTGAAACTCAACAACTTGCCGACATTCTTTCTAGATATAATACGACATTAGCTCGTTCTACTAATGCACGTTTGCAATTAATGTTGAAAGCATTAAGAGACGAAAATGGTAATATCAATATTGGCGAGCTAGTAGATACGATCAGAGAAGCTTTGGTAGATCAGGGTGCTGATAGCAATATGTTGAAGTTTTTTGAAACTCAAGATGGTGTTCCAAAGTTTAATGTAAACCTTCCAGTTATACGTAAAACATTCCAGTACTATTTCTTTAGTCATTATAGTAATAAAGTATTTGACGAAAAAGTTAAAGGTGGTAAGTATTTCCATGCAACATCTTTTGGTTACAAGTTGCTATACGATAAACAAACCGGTCGAGTTATAGATTCTGTTGAGCAAGAAATGGTTGAAGGTGCTGGTCAGTATAGTCAGTATTTGGATGCTGAAAGATTTGGTACGCGATATCCTGGTATTACTACTGAAGTAGATGCTCAGGGTAATACTACATATTTTGTAGAAGTCATTGTACCTATGCCCGAGTTTAATTCTTTTGAAGAGTATCAACTCTTTAAAGATAAAATGACTAAAGCATTTGCTACTCGTATTCCTACAGAAGATAAGCGATCAATGATTGCATTTAAAATTGTAGACTTTATTGATTCCTCTTATAAGAATACCATAATCGCACCGCAGCTTGTTCACTTATTGGCTGGTTCTGATTTGGATATTGACTCATTGTATGCACATGGTTACGCATCTTATATAGATGCTGCAGGGAAAAAACATGTATATGGTGATTACACTGGTTATGAAGAGGTTAGTAGAAATGATGCTCAGTTCCTAGAACTTATAAATTCTGTAGGAAGTAATAGTATTTTCCGTCATGAAATTAAAAAAGCTCATCGTGAGTTAATGCAAGAATTCTACGAAGCTAGAAAAGACAATGAGGTAGTTTACGATGAAGATGTTGATAGAGTAATGCAATTAATGGGTCTACCTACAATGCCTGAATTAGCAGAATTGTGGGGTGCTGAAAATATTCAAGAAGCAGCATTTAAAGAATACATGGTTGTAAGAAATACAAATGAAGCAGACGAAGAGCAAGCAAATTGGAAACTGCAAGGAGAACTTTCTTCAAAACTTCGTCAAGCAAAAGGTAGGGCTGATCTTTTAGCATCTCAATTTAGTGAGCTTGATAAGAAAGCTTATGTTAAACTTTACAACTATATTAATGCTGTTCAGTTAGTTTTAGCAGTTAATGGTTTACCGTTTACCTCGGAGCAATTTAGAGAAAATCCGCAGATACCTGTAGAGACATATCAAAATCAAAATCTTGATGCAAAGCTTGCTATCATAAGTAACAAGATTGTCTTTGATAGTTTGTACTCTGAAGAAAGATCAGACCCGAGTATATTTAAAAATCTAGCAATCAATGTTTTGGGATTGTCTCCAGAATCTATAGCTGCAAAATACAATGCGTTTAGTATTGACGGTGTCATTAACGTAAACAGATTAAATGCTGTAAACAAAGATGGTATTGGTATTACAGCAAACTTCAATAAGTTTTTAGCGCTGGTTGGTGCAAATAAACTTATACTAAAAGCAGATGAAAGAATTTGGTTTTTGACAGACGAAGCAGGTAATAGTAAATTCTTTGACTCTTTTGGTGGTAACGAATCATATCGTTCAATACAGTTGGTTGGTAATGCTTTAGGTATGTTTGCCGATGGTTCTAAAGATCCTATTCCTGCATTACTTCAGCTTAATGATGTCAACTTAAATGTGACACTTGCAATGATTGGTTTAGGTTTACCAATTGAAATGGCTGTATTTACAAACATGCTTCCTGAAGTTATTAATGCTGTTGATACTGTTAAAGACTCAGATGTCAATGGTACTTATACAAAAATGTTCTATAAAGAGGTAAATAATCAGAAGAGAAAATTACTTACAGCACAAGTATCTAAAGATTTAGCTGCTGCTAAGATTCTTAGTCCTTCTCGTCGAAATCTTATATACGGAAACATTTCAGTGAAATTTACACCTCCTACTCAAATTGATAATAATCGCTTAGATGCAAAACTCTTGACACCAGCTGAACTAGGTTATACCATTACAGCTAAATCTGGAGAACCTTTGAGCTTGGAAGCTCAGAAATATATTCTTCTTGATATGTATTCAAGACAAGCTGCTCAGTCATTTGGTATTATGGATGCAGGAAGAATTGTAAACTTGTTTAAAAGAATTAAACCTAGTGCGGCAATGCTTGATAGATTTAGTAAATCTATTGGAAAGTTGAAGAACAATGCGGGTATATTCCAAAACAGCTCTGAATTGTTTAAAGGAGAGACAGTGTGGAATCCTTTAGCAGCAGCTGTATCTGACATGAATACTCAGCTTTCAAGAGTAATGTTGTCTAGAAGCAATCCTTTGACTTCTTTGCGTAATCTGTTCGGAAACATATTTCAAGAGCAAGAAGAGATGGCGGATGTAATTATAGGTACGCTTATTCTTGATAAGATGAGAGTTGAGGCAGAAAATCCTGGTATAAATGCTGATGATCAATTCTTAAAAGATACTCTCAAAGAAATGTTCAGACCAGAGTTTTGGTTTGGAAGTGTTTCAGATACATCTAAGTTTACAACATTAGAAGAAGATCTAGAATATTTAAATGATCAGTATTCGTCAAACCCATTTGTCAGAAGCATTAGTATTCGTTCAAAAGAAGATGCGGGTGCTGCAAGGTCTTACTTCATTTTACAAATGAATACAAAAGCTAAGCTTGTACCTGAATTAAAAGAAGAAATTATTGATGGATATAATGCTTTATTGAAAAGCGTTGACGCTCGTGCTAGAAAAATTGCGGTTAAGCTCTTTTTCCATGAGATTATCAGAAATGGTATGGGTAGAAAAGCTAGCAACTTTGCGCAGTATATTAATACAGATTTATACAAGAATCTTAATACATACACGGAAGAACTTATATCTGCAATATCTAGCCGATCTAAATTTGAGCAATTCTTTAATGGACAGCGACAAGTTAAAGATGTTATGTTCCAGCTATATGTTAAAATGCTAGATGCAGCTGCCACAAGTAAAAATTCTAAGATACCTACTGTAAATGCAGTATTTATTCAGGATATTGAAATGGCAAAGAAAATATTTGGTGTTGAGACTATAAAAGCTAACAAGAAAGGTTTTGCTTATTCTGATAATATTATTAAAGATCTTGGTTCAGGGAAGTATGTTATTTCTTTAGATATGAGATCTTATGAGGGTGAGAATAGGAACCTTATGAATGCTCAAGTTGCACCCCTTGGTGTTAGAATGGAAGACGTTATTACAAATAGATATGAGTTTCCTGCTATGATTAAAAATGCGGGAACTGGTGAGATATTTGTACTGACTAAATTAAGAAGTTCAGAGAAAAGTGATTTGACAACAATGTCTGATTTGCTAAGTCAGAGTATTGAAACTGCTGGAGCTGTTTTGGGTGTTCAAGCGGAATATCAATTATACCAACCAACAGTCATTGATGGTATCAGTTTAGCAGGATTTTCTAGAAAAGAGATTAATGATTTCATCGCTTATGCTAGCAATCCTGATAAGAGCTTACCTTCTAGCGTAACACCACAAGTGTCAGATATAGATATTGCATCTAAAGAACTGACTGATAAAACAAACAATGGTGAAATAGAAACTAAATGCTAATGTTATCCTATGAGTACTTGTAAATTTTTATACAACGGACAAGAGTACAACGAGAGCGATATAAAATCACTTCTCGAAAATGAGGTTATTGAATCTGCTCAATATAATCTAACTGATTATAAGTTGAGTAATCGTGACATTAATGTTGCTAAAGCGTTCAGATTAAGACAAATATCTCCTGGTAGATATCTTGCTACACCTAAACAACTAGATGGGTTGAAAAAGTGGACTGCTTCACCAGATGTGAAAGGTATCGGTCTCTATTATAAACCATACTATACTTATGGTGAAAACTTGTATGAAGTAAGCTTTAGCACTCCGCAAGCTAATATTACAGGAGTATTAACTCCTCAAATGCGTGCTAAACAGCTAAAAGAATCAGAGCAGCAAGATGTTATTCAAAAAACACTGGATAAAATGGCGGAAGTTTTTCCAGGATTAAAAGTTTCTTTTGTAAATCCTGAAGAATTGATTCAGTCTGAGCATGGTGTTAACGTAGACAGAATAAATGGTTTTTTTAAAAATGGTACAGTTTATTTAGTTAATGGTAGAGCTAACACCTCAATTGCTATTGAAGAAGTTCTTCACCCATTTATTAATACACTCTATGCTGAGAACAGACCGTTGTTTGATCAGTTGTTAAGAGCAGGTAAAAAATTAGATATTGAATTTTTTAATACAATTGCTGATAGATATAAGAATGGTACAGGTTATAGTTCTGTAGATATAAATAAAGAGTTTGTTACTCAAATGTTGCAACGTGCTGTAAAACAAGAGTTTGCAACTAACCCTACTAGACCTGCTTCAGATTTTATGCAATTGATGGAACAGTTTTTTGGATGGTTAAAAAACTTGATTTCTGAAATCGTGTATCTAGTTAATAGCAGGGGTAATCGTGTAATCGATATTTCAAGTCTCCCTGAAAAAATGAGTTTTGAAAATCTTGCTGTCTTGCTAAATACAGCTGAGATAGAGTTCTATATTAATTTTAATCAAGCAGGAACATCATATAGTTTGGATGATGCTAAGCAGGTAAATGATTTATTTAATAGTCAACCTGATGAAAATCTGAGAAGAAGCAATACTCAATACAAATTAGATCGTATTAATTCTCAGATTGAAACATTAAAAGCTGTAATCAGTAATCCACGAGTTAAACAAAATGCTAAGCAAGTAGAGACAATAACAAAGCTTTTAGAAAATGCTGAAAAGAATGCTAAGTTTTTTCGTGATAGTTTAGAAGCAGAAGCGCAAGGAAGAAAACCCTTAGAATCTGTAAGTGTAAGTGGTTTTATTGGTTCATCAGAATTTACAACTGTTCAAGACTATACGGATTTTAAAGAGTTCGGTACGTTTATGCATGCTGTACTTGAAGAAGTTCAAGAGGCTGCTACTAAAGAGAATAAAAGATTAAGAGAGATACTCTCAGAGGAGAAGTTCAATACAATTCTTGAAGGATATCGTAAAAAGAATCCTTTCCAGATACAGAATTTAAAAGATGAAGAAATGTTTGAGATGGCACTTCAAGTTATTGATGTGCTTGGTTCCAATGTGTCTGCTAGCAATATCATTCTACCTGAACTTACTGTTGGTGCAAGTGTATCAACTTCTGAGACGGGTCGTACAATGATGCTTGGTAGACTTGATATGGTTGTAATTGATATTACGGGTCAGCTGCATATTGTAGACTTTAAGACTAAAAAAGTTAAACAACTTGTTGTACCTCAAAAAGATGGTGTTACTGATTTCAATATCAATAGAGTATATAAAGAACTTGCAAATAACAAGATTAAAATCAACTCAACAAATGGTACAGCTGTAGAATTTCAAGGTCAGAAAAGATCAACTTATGATACCTGGAATGCTCAGTTGTTAGCATATGAATATATGTTGAGACAAAACGGTATCAATGTAGGTAAGAAAGAAATTATTGCTTTAATATACCAAGCTGACATCAACAAAATATATCAAGGGTTTGCTGTTCAGAAATTTGAAGGCAACTTCTATGAATATGCTGGAATGGTCAGTATTGAGGGTGATAATAGAAGCGCAGCGTTTTCAGAAATTGGTGCAAGAGAATATGATAAAATAAAAAAAGTAGTATCAAAGTATGTTGAAATTGGTGAATCCGAAGAGAATCAGCAAGAAGTAAACGAAGAAAGAATGGCTTTTGACATGACTGCTGATCAGTATAAGTTGTTTGTTAATTCACTTAAAAAAGCTGTTTCTGACAATATTGATGCGCTTTATGGTGAAAGAACAAATCTTAAATCAAAAGAAGGATACGATCAAGAAATTGATACGATAAACAAGAGAATAGAAACGCTTAAAACATTTAAAGATATTATTGAAAAAGGTGGTGATATTGCGGCGTCACTTAAGTTTGCACGTGTAGTTGAGCAGATGGATATTGATATCAATAACATGCTTAAAAATTTCAATGAGGCGTTATCAATTACAGATGAAGTAGCAAAATCCAGAAAAGTATTGGTCTACAAAAAAATGCTAGACAATACTCGTGAGATTATGAGACTTGTTGAAAATCAAATTAACAGAGCTGAGTTTGATGGTAAGATTCAAAAAACGGGTTTTATGTATCAGCTTGTTAAAGATTTATCAGCAAAGCTTGATATTATGCAGGCGGATTATAGAGAATATGCTGTACCACTTTTTGTAAAAATGATTCAGTCTACTTTCTCAGAAAAGACATTTGAGGCTGTTGGTGAAGATATGCGATTAGCACTTGAACCAAAGATTAAAAAGCTCGAAGAGGAAATACAAAAGTTAATTGCAGGTGTTCCTCTTAAGGGTATTGATAAATTAAAATTAAAGGCGTTAAAGTTTCTAAATAAGGAATCTTATAATGAAGTAATGGAAAAGCTAGACCCAAGTAAAAAGGGAATAGTTAATGCAATTGAGGTAAAACAACTCGAGCTTAAGAGACTTAAGCTAATTTATGAGACTGGTTTTAATTATGATACGGAGAGTATAAGAAACATCATTGAAGGAACCACTGATCCTGATAGTATTATGTATATTGGTGCTAGCAATCCTAAGCTAATTAACTTCTTAGGAATTTCACCAGATCAATTCATATCTTCAGCGGGAAATAGTGATTTAGCTGTTGCATCTTTTGTTAACTATTTAAAAGACGCACAAGCAGAAGCTCAATCTACATTTATTAATGATGTTCAGCAGTCTGAGTTACAAACATTACTTGAAAATTTCAGAAGAGGTAGATCTGTAGAGTCAATGAATTCGCTTGTAAGTGAAATTAGAACAATTCAATCTTATGACGAAAACGGTGAATCTTCAACTTATCAGGTTGCTACTTATGTAAAACCTAGTAGCGAAGCATATGATAATAAGTTTAATGTTTATCGTCAACAACTTAGAGCGTTGCGTAATAAAATTGAAGAAGTAAAAAGAGAACGCGATCAAGCTGCACAGGACAAAAATAAAGAGCAGTATGAAAAACTAAAACTTGAGGTAGCGTCTTTGATTAAAGAAAAAGAAAAGCTTACCAGAAATCATACTGATTGGATGCGTGAAAATTCTTCTCTTCCATTCATTGATGTTTATTACGAATACCTTTCAAAACTCTCGCCTGAGATTAAAGAAAAGCTTGAGCTGCTTTATATGGAGAGAGAAGTAATTCTTGACAGTGTTGGATTTGGTAATGAAGAACTTATTGACGAAGAAGATTTTGATCGCATGCGTGAAATTGATATTGAAATTAAAAAATTGAGAAACGACGCTGCTAAACAAGATTCTCAATATCAAGAATATATAGATGCACTTAATACTCTATTTGTATATGACGTAAATCAAAATCTTTTTGATCGTATATACAACAGAAAGAAACTTGAGTATGCAAATAATCCTGAAATGCTTCGCAAGTGGGAGGAGGAAAATATGGTTACAACACCAAATACTGCATACTTTGAAGCTTTAGAATCAATTTACAGTGAGATAGAAAGTATTACTGCCGGTTTGGGTGATCCTGAACTTACTAACTTGTTTGAAAAAAGAAGACAGATTATGTCTCCTTATAAGAGAGACGGTCAATTTGACCCTAGATATTTGTCTGAACAAGATAGAAATGAATTAGATAAAATAACCCAGCAGATTGAAAGTTTAAAAGAAGCTAATAAGTCTTTTAATATATTTAGATTTCTTACTGAAGAGGACGCAAGCAGATTGAGAGATTTAAGTGCTGAGCTTAGAAATATCTCAACTCAGCGGTTAAATAAGTTTTATGAGCAGGAACGCGAAGAGCGTAAGAACAACTTGCTTAGAGCGAAGTCTTTAATGGACAATGCTAAGTTAAGATTGGAAGATGCTATTGCAGCAGGTGATAATATTCGTATTGAAAGTGCTAGTACTGATTTGGCATTTGCAGAAGTTCAGTTTCAAGCAGAAGAAAAAATATTTGGAAAATGGTATAACCAGCACCACTACTCTCCTTATGTTTCAATACTAGAGCAGGATATTCAGTTTGCAACAACAAAAATGTTCTTGTATGATAGGGTTCCCGCAGATCCTCAGTATATGGAACAAAAACCTAGTAGTAAATATACTATCAGAAGATTGAGTGAGGATGCTTACAATAAAGACTATCAAGAACTTGCAGATGGTACACCACTACCAAGAGGATTAAAAATAGTAAATGGTGTTATTGAAGTACTACCCGGATTTGAAAACTCAGATAATATAAACTCTAAGTATGTTAAACTATCGCAGGACAAATCAGCATTTGCATATTATAATGCGTTTATGAAGATGTTCTTTGATATGCAAAGAAAAACTACAGGTAAAGTATTAGGTTATAAAGTGCCAGCATCTAAAGCAACTCTTATAGAAAATATTGTTGCAAAAGGATTTACTAAAGGTATGTCTGGTGAACTTGCTAAAATGAGAGACAATTTCTTTGCTGTAAGAGTTAGTCAGGAAGATGCTGTCACCAACTTGTATGGTGATATGGGTCCAGACTCTGTACGTTTCAGATTTAATGACCAATATGACACTAATTTACAAACAGTTGATGCTGTTAATGCTGGTGCTAAATGGTTGTTTGAATCTTATATCAACCAAGCAATGACTGATGTTCAACCGGTTGCGGAGCACATCCTCAATCTTGTTGGAGATTTTCGTAGAGAACTTGAGATTAGAAATTCTAATACTGCTACAGATAAAAAACGTATCCAAGATCTTTCAAAGCTTGAAGAGTTACTTCAGTTTGAAAAACGCAAGTTTATTTCTGGTCAATATGAAGAAGACACAAATAGAAAAGCTAAAAAAGCGCTCAATGGTGTTTTCAAAATTGCATCTTTTGGTAGACTTGGATTTGATGTGGCTGCACAGTTTAAGAACTTTATGTCTGGTAACATTCAGGCATTCTTAGCAACGCATTCATCTGGACACTACGGTGTTCAGAATTATAGATGGGCAAAGTCTCAGATTTATGGTTACAATGGATTTTTCAGAAAGTATCTTGCTGATTGGGGAAAACTTGGTAATCTGTCTACTGAGACAATGCTTTACAGAATGTATAACCCAGCTCAAAAAGATTATATCAAATATCTTAATCTAACAACTGGTTCAAAAAGCAGAAGATTAGCCGAGAAGTTTAGTTCTATACAAGAGCTAGCGTATGCTTTACAAGATAAGGGTGATACTGAAGTGAGTATAACTGTTTGGCTGGCTGTAATGGATAGTTACAAGTTTGCTGTAATAGATCCAATTACCAGAGAAGAAGTAAAAGATGACAATGGTGATACAGTAATGGTTTCAGCATATGAAGCATACACACAAACTCCTGATGGTAGGATCACTATCAGACCGGATGTAAACTTTACAAAAGATGACGAAAAACGTCTGAGAAGAATAGTTTATTCTGAAACTCGCCGTGCACAGGGTGCTTATGCAAAAAGTGACATGACTTCTGTTGAACAAACACTTGTAGGTAAAATGATGTACTTCTTTAAAAAGTATTTAGTTCCTCAAGCAATCAACCGTCTTGGTAACTTAAGAGCAAACTGGGAAGGCGAAGAAGCAGCTATGGGATATTGGCGTGCAATGCTTGCAATTGGTAATCTATACTCATATAAAGAAATGGGTAAACATTTACTAATGGGTGGTTTCAGTCCTCGTCTTTTAAAGAACTCCCCTGTTAATGCTTTTTATAGCAGAAAAGCAGCTCAAGCGAGTAAAGAATTCTACGCTGGTATTTTACTTACTGCTGTGTCTCTACTCTTACTCAGCTATGTCAGACGTAAAAAAGATGATGATGAAAAGTTGGGTATGTTTGAAGGAAATGCTATTAGACTTATCTGGGGTCTTAAGCAGGAAACAGCATCTCTTACTCCCATCCCTGGTATTGGAAGTTTTGACGAATATCTCAGAAACTTTAGCCAGGTTACCAACTTGGTTAATGATGGACTTAAGTTATATAAAGCTACAGAACATCTAGCAGCATACGCTCTCATGGGAACTTATGATTTAGTAGGAGCTGATCGACCTGATCCTGAAGATGACACTTTTATGGCAGGCGTTTTCAGAAGAGGTACTTACCAAAGACGGGTAGGTTTTTATGAAAAAGGTGAACCTAAAGTATACAAAGACCTTGTAGACTTAACAGGTTATAAGAATATCCGTGACTTTTTTGATCCTAATTACCGGCTTAGCATTATGCAGAAGAGTCAATAACACGGGTAGGTGTAAAGGGGGTTGGGTAACCATCCCCCTACACCTTAAAAAGTTAGCTACTTCTTATAGAAGTTTCGCAGGAATTCGGTATATTATTATTAGGAGATACCTCCTGAAAAGATATCTATTGTCGACAACTAAATCTTTTATATTATGGCATCAAAATTCTTAGTCCCAGTACAGTTACCCGAGATACAGGGTACACCAACTGCTCCTGGGTCTGGCTTTAAAAAAGTCTATCTTAAAGATGGCTTTACAAAAATTATGGACCCTGAAGGTGTGCAGAGAGACCTTGTACTTGACAGAGTTCTTACAAACTTAACTATCCCTGCAACTGCAACTGCAATTACTAGTACAGATACTGTACTTACAGCATTTGCAAAAATTCAGAAGTCTCTGAATTCTATTGCGTTAGTAGGTGATGTAGCTGGTACTGCTGCTTATAACGATACTACAGGACGTTTGGAAATTCAAGCAACTGTACAACCTAACAGTGTAGCTCTTGGTACAGATACTACAGGTGATTATGTTGCTACCATTACGCCTAATACAGGAATTGATGTTATTGGTAGTGGTGGTGAAGGATCTGCTCCAAGTATTAGACTACGTAATGCTGATGCACTTACTCCCGATAAACTTATAAAGTGGGATGGTCCTGCACAACAAGTTACTGATTCTATTATTGATGATGACGGTTTTACAGCTGCTGTCAGAGGAGCACTTACAACTGATGATGCCGCAATAATTGGTGGTCTTCTTACAGTTAACGCTGGTGCAAATATTTCTGGTAATACACAAGTTGGTGGAAACCTTAGAGTAATTGGGAACTTGCAGGTTGATGGTACAGTAACTACTGTAAACTCTGAAACTGTAACTATTGCTGATAATATTATTCTATTAAATAGTAATGTTACAGGTGCACCAACTGAAAATGCGGGTATTGAAGTTGAGCGTGGTAGTGCAGAAAATGTTAGAATTCTTTGGAATGAAACTTCTGACAAATGGACGCTTACCGAAGATGGTAACGAATACTATGACATTCTTAGTACTAACAATGTTTCTGTAGAATTTATTCAAGATTCAGCATTAGGCGCAATCACTGCTGGTGTAGGTATTGTTGTTACATATAATGACGCTGCTAATACGCTTGAGGTAAAACATGCTGATACTTCTAGTGTAGGAAATACTGCAAATTCTGGAACGTCTGTATTGCAGAATTTGACTTTTGACACTTTTGGTCACGTACAAACTGTAAGCAGTGTAGCTCTTAAACATACAGCATTAATTGGAGATGGTTCTAATGTAGCATTTACAGTAGATCATAATAAAGGCGAAGAGCACGTTTTGGTACAGGTATATACTACAATAATGCCTGGTGAACAAGTTGAGTGTGAAGTAGTTCTTGTAAATGCAAACCAGGTTCTATTGACATTTGCAGATGCACCTGCCCCAGGAGAATTTACAGCAGTAGTAATCTAAAAATATTCTTGTAATGGCGAGAAGAACTGAATCTGATGTTTTCATAGGTGGTAAGTTGCAAGTTAACCAGATTAATAATCTGAGTGCAAATGCAACACGATTTGCCGTAGTGGAGCCTGGTTCTGGAGAACTCAAGTATCGTACTTCTACACAAATTCTTGACGACATTGACGCTGCACCTGTAACAATTAATATTGATCAGGTTTTAGCAAACGGTAATACTTCAGCAAGACACCTACAAGTAGGTAGTCACACAATAACCGGACAGTTTGTATTAACTTCTTTGGGAGCTGGTACACTAAAAATTAATCATACCGGTTTAGTATATTCCGATTCATCTAGTGTAGTAGACGAGACAGATTATGATTATGATATAATCGGTACCAGAAATGGTATTAACCAAGTGTTTAGAACACAAGTGCCTTATATAGCCGGTTCCACCAAACTCTATATAAACGGTATCAGAATGACTGAGGGCATTGGTTATGATTATTCAGAATCTGGAGCTAATATCTTGACAATCTATGATCAACCACTTGCGTCAGATCTTATTACTGTAGATTACAAGATACAGCTCTAATTGCTTATGACTGAATAGTCAAAGTTAATTTTAAGGTCAAAGATGGCAAGTACACAAATAACAGGTAGACAAATTGCTGATGGAAGCATTGAACGCTCAGATATAAACATTTCTGCAGCGGGTAAAGCGCTTATTCGCAAAATCATTGTAACTCCTTCAACTGGTATTACGATTTCATCTTACACTGGTGCTGATCCTGGCACTGGTGATGTTACGCTTGCTATTGATACAAACACTATTGCAACAACAGCATGGGTTCAAGCTCAAGGATATATTACATCTAATGATGGGTATATCTCAAATGTAGCATTACACGGTAACGATCTTCAGTTTACTGGTATTGGTAACGCGTTTAGTGGAAATGTTGACCTTTCTTCTTTAATTCCTACAGAAGTAGATACCCTTGCTACGGTTGTTGCTAGAGGAAGTACGACAACAAATTCAATATCGGTTGTAGAAAGCACCGGAGGAGGCTATTTATTTAGAACCAGCAACGGTTGGGGTGGATGGGCTAGACACGGGTTCTCATTTGCAAATGGCTCTGGGACCGTAATGAAGTCTCTTGGCGCTTACGGTGGTTCTGGTACGTCATTAAGTTATATGTACTTAGGTACAGACTATCAGACCAATACGTTAAGGATATACAATGACTATGTGTATGTACCGGGTCTTGACCTCGCTATGTCAAATAGCAATAACTCGCACGGAGCTGGGACATATTTTAGAGGAGATGGTGGTCACTTTGTTCTTGGATTAAATAATGGTAATACACTTTATTTAAACTATGGTAACGGTAGCGGAATACTTAGAACCTATGGCGCTTGGTATCATCACGACGTTCAGATTCTAAGCACATCACGAGTTCTAACAAATGTCTCTGGTAACATTTCAATGTTTACCAATGACTCTGCTTATATTACTGCAGCAGCATTGGCTGGTTACGCAACTCAAACATACGTAAATACACAAATAGCTAATCTTGTAGATTCTGCTCCTAGTACTTTAGATACGCTTAATGAACTTGCTGCAGCACTTGGAGATGATCCAAACTTTGCAACGACGGTTACAAACTCAATAGCCACTAAAGTTCCACAGTCACGTACACTTACAATTAATGGTGTTTCTTACGACCTTTCTGCAAATAGATCTTGGACAATTTCTACAGCTGATGGTTATATTCAAGATGTACAACTTGAAGGTAATGAACTACGATTTGCTGGAGTAGGCTCTGCTTTTACTGGTAATATAGATCTTGCTCAATTAGGATACTTAACAAGTTTTACAGAAACAGATCCAACTGTTCCGGCTCACGTTAAGAGCATTACCACTACTGAAAAGAGCAATTGGAATACCGCCTACGGATGGGGCAACCATGCAAGCGCTGGATATCTCACTTCATATACTGAAACCGATCCTGTTTATGTTTCAGAAAGAGATTCACTACAGTTAAATAAGACGGTTCATCCAACGCTGTTATTTTCTACACTTGCTGATTATAATAAGCCTAGTGGTTACTCCACTATGATTCAGCCATCAAGTTATCAAAATCCATTACCATCTCACGGATATTATCATATCATAGCAAGAAGGGATACTAGTGGTGGATATGGCGCATTGCTTCAATCATACAATAGTCACGAGTTATATCACGGAAATACTTTACAAAGTACAACGAACATTTCTTGGTATAAAATATGGAATTCTGGTGACTTTACTTCAACTAACATTAGCAACTGGAACACCGCATACAGCTGGGGCAACCACGCTTCTGCTGGCTACTTAACAGTAAACTCTACAGTTTCTGGATGGATAGCTTTTCAATCTAGTACACAAGGAACACCTATTATAAAAGCTGTTCAGCAGGATTCTTCTTCTGGTTACTATTTATTTCAAGGTGTAACAGGAAGCTCTGAAGTGTTTAGAGTAGATAGAGTTGGTGATATTTATATGGCTGGCAACCTTGTTGCTACTAGAACTTGGGTGCAGTCTCAAGGTTATCTTACATCTCTTCCTGCACATAACCACGATGATAGATACTATACCGAGTCTGAATCAGATGCTAGATTTGTAAATGTAGCTGGTGATACTATGACAGGTGATTTATATGCACCTAGAGTATTACTGG